GACCACCGGGAAGTCGAATCCCGACCTGAAGGATTAAGAGTCCTTTGCACTACCATTATGCTAGTGGTCCATTATTTGTCACTTCTGAGATGCACCAACGGAATCGAACCGTCTACCTTAAACACCAGCCAAAGCCAGTGCGGCTGCACCATTGCTAGGCGGTAGCTACAACGCCCGGTGCATCTCAGAAGAGACAACTTTCGTTATCTCTCGGAACTTAACAATGTTAATCAGCAGCGCCTTTACAGGCAAATAAAAACCCCGGAACATTTCTGACCCGGGGTTCTAAGAATCTATGTGACAGAAGATCACATACAAAGAACCCCTACATGGAAATCGTATGGACGATTCCATTCAATCGAATTTGATAGTTGTACGCAGGGTTTATTCACTTTTCTTCTTCCTTCGTTTCGTTATTTTTTATTTATAACGAATATTGTTTATTATGTCAAGCGGAGAAAATTTATTTTCGGGTGACCTACTCTCTAGGCATCAGTCAGTTACCAGGGCACCGCCATATAGCACCAACCCGTTAATTTCTTTCTCCGTTATATTTTGTTTATAGCGAATATTCGGAATATTGTCAACCGTTAAAATTTGCTGAGAAATCAATGAGTTACGCCTTTTTACGGCCTATGTTGTACTTGGCTACCAGTTCCCAATCGTTCTTCTCCTTGTGCGGCAGGATCTTGATCTGACTCATAGGAGACCTAGGCTGATCTACCTGATTCTCGTCTACGATCTTAATGAGATCCCAGTCTTGCAAGAGAACGGCTATCGTATTTCTACGCCCCTTGTCTTCTTCTGAGAAGTCAGTTGGCTTGCCATCAAGAGCAAAGAGTTCCTTAAAATGCACTATATAATACTTGCCCTGCTTGTGAAGTATATGGCAGGATTGATAAAGTTTCTTATCCTTACGAGATGCGACACCAATTCTCGTAAGCGTTTCTTTAATCTTAAGAAAATCCTGCTCTTCGGCTATCTTCACCTCTACTAATGTTTCAATTAGATTCATTTACTATACCACCCTTTTCTAATTTTTGTTTTATAATGGCGATTTGATTGTCAGTTAGTATTGATAAGGCAACTGAGGCTTTTTGGTGCGAATATCCAAAATACTCCTGTATCGCTAGAATATTCTTATGCTTCTCAGATTTCTTATCATACTTTACCCACTTAGCATAACGACTTTTGGGCCTAACACTATTTATCAAATAATCATGTTGTAACTTTAAAGGGAGATTATAGCAACGGTTCATCTCTGATGCATGAAGAAACGTGTCCGGGTATAAAGAAAACGCTTTATTAATATTATATGCATCATAGGCTTTTTGTGTCTCTTCGCTAAACAGATACTTCTTTCCTTTAGAAATGTCGTTAACAAATGACCACATGTCAAATTTCGGGGTCGTCTCTTCCGATGTTGATTCCGAATTCTTCTTCGCTGGTACCCGCTTTTTGGAAGACATCTGTGCACTCCTCACATACTTTCATATCAAATTCTTCTTCAACACTCGAATTGTTTAACGCTTTATAATTGAGTGTATTATACTTTCCCATCTTGTGCTTTAAACACAATCCACATTTGAATATCATTTGAACTGACACTGCCCCATTATTTCAATAAGACAAGCTACAGTGTTGATTTCTTGACTAGCTACAAATGATGATTTATATTGATAGTTAGCAAGAATCAATATAAGTTCAGGAATACTATCAGGTGTCATGTATTCATGTGCGTAATCATAAAATGCTTTAAACATATCATCCGCAGTGAACTCAGGATTCTCAGCAACCCACTTTCGAATGTTTGTGAAGTCTCTGCCCTTGAGATACTTCATAAGCGTATTTACGTTTTCGTTTGTGAATGAAGAAATTATACCTGTGTCAATAGATCCTGTTACGGAATAACGTTGTAGTTCGTTTAGAACACGACGCCAGTCAGGAAAATATTTCTTGACAACCTCTGCGACAACTGCTGTGTTGTATTGAACATTTTCCTGCTTGAGAATAGTTTGAATGCGCTTCATGAACTGTGCAGCGACTTTTACACGATCTTCCTTATTGAGTTTAAAGTCAATGACAGAACAACGTGAGTGAAGCGGCGCAATAATCTTTGCTTTGAAATTGCATGTGAAAATGAATCCGCAATTAGAAGAAAACTCTTCCATGAAATTACGAAGAGCAGGTTGAACAGATTGCGGATTCAAATAATCTGCTTCGTCAAGGATCACATACTTTCTAGTGCCCTTGAATGACATACTCGATGCAAAGTTAGCAATCTCATTACGCAGAACATCAATAGAGCGACCTTCAAGCGACCCGTTGATAACTAGATAGTCACAATCTAATTCCTCTAGCATAGCACGTGCTACAGTTGTCTTGCCAACACCTGCAGTACCTGTGAGAAGTAGATTAGGAATATTCTTGTTATCGACAAACTTCTGAAAAGTTTCTTTCAATTTGTCAGGAAGAATTGTATCAGCAATCGTCTTTGGACGATACTTCTCAACCCAAAGGAATTCTTCATTCATCATAATATAATCTCCATCATAAAGTTAAGAGGTGCAGTGCGATTATACACACTGCACCTTATATTGTCAACCTTCGAAGGAACTAACCTTCGGTTGGACAGCAACCCAATAATCAACTTCTATAACATCACGACCCTTGAAGTGCGACATACCCTTAGAGGTAATTCGTACATCATAGTCCTGAGGAATGAACTTTAGATTTTCTGCCTTGAAAACAAAACGGAACTTCTTATCAGTTTCACCCAAGTTGATTCTGTAATTATGACTAGAGGTGTTCTTTGTATCAATAACCTGAATCCACAACTTATTACCATCACCTACAACAGCGATTTCAGGCATACTAAGCGCACTCAATGCACGCTGAATATCTTGTAAAGCAGCGTTAGTAATCTTGAAGGAAACATCTTCCTTGAAGTCAACATTACCCTCCGGAGGAGCGATGATAGTGGTAATATCACCAACGAAACGATAATCAAGTTCACGATTATCACTACGAATGGTTACACTATCAGTGTTGAATTGTAGTTCGGGATTATCACCAAACAAAGAGATAACACCTAGAAACCGAGAAAGATCATAGATGCCGAACTGACGTTCAAAACTCTGAGGAATCTTTGCCTTTGCTAGGACGGTCTTCAATGGTGAAACCGTAGAGACAACGTCTCCTGGTTTAAACACCATTGAAGGATTGATTGATGAAAAGTTCTTGAGAACAGTAACTGTCTTTGGTTCAAGCTTCATAACGGTCATTATATAACTCCATACTATATTAAAAGAAATTACTTCTTGTTCTTCTGACGATTCTTCATGATCTGATCACCGTCAGCAGTTGCAGAAGCTCCGACCGCAGCAAGGTCAGCGAGTGAACCGCCAAAGATGTAAGTGCCTACATGCTGCATCTTCATCCAAGGACAGAACCAGGTCTTCATTCCGAGTTCCTGAATCTTCTGACAGAACCAATAGTCCTCAGAAAGATAACGCTTGCTCTTCGGATCAATCTCTGCTTGGAAGAACTGCATGATCTCACGTGTACCGTCAAAGTGTTCAGTGCGAACATGGTCAGGACGATAGTTGTACTGTGGGAACTTATTAGCAAATTCAACTAATGTCTTCTTACGGATCATCATGAAACCTGTACCGATTTCAAGAACTTCTACAGGTTCGCCGATTGGAATAGAACCCGATCCCTGCTTAGGATTGAATACGTAGTCACCTACGAAACGTTCTAGCTGATTAGGATCTTCGTCAGCAAAGCCCTTATCGACTGCCATCTTGACCTTTTCCCACGAGATACACTTCTTAGGATAAGGACCGCCGATAACATCGTACTCTGAGTCATCGTCCTGCATTGCAAGAAGTGCAAGAACATCCTGCGGATTGAATCCGATGTCCGAGTCAATAAACATCATGTGAGTTGAATCTGATCGAATAAATTCATCACAGCAATAGTTACGAGCACGTGTGATCAACGACTCGTTAAACAAAAAGTACATCTGCAGAGGAATTCCGTAATGTGTACACAGTGCAGTCAAGTCAGCGACTGAACGTGCAAACATACCTGCACACTGGCCACCATACATTGGAGTTGCAAGAAATAACTTGCGCTTACGTAATTCTTCTACTGGTACCTTAATTTCAATACCCATTCATAATCTCCTTATAATTACTTCTTTGAGGTTGCTTTAATTTTATCTTGAACAGTGAAGTTCATTTCGACACCACGAGTCAGATAACCGACGCTCGAGGCCGCCATTGTTCCTGTCATATAATCACCCAGGTTGTGTGATGAGACGGGTGTCCACTTTGATGTCTTTAAACCAAAATTGGTTGCAACGTCGCCAACCTTATCAAAGTTAGCACCCAAGAAGATAACCTCATACTTCTTTTCTTCAAGACGCTTTGTGAGTGCCTTGACGTCTGTCTGCTTGAAATTATGTGAATTGTTTTCTTCTCCGTCAGTCATAACAACGAAAATAGCACGCTCTGGCTTATCATCCAGAATGCGCCACATCATGCGAGCAGCAGAATCATATAGAGGCGTGCCGCCACGAGGCATTGCATCCTCACGAGTCAACTTACTAAACTCTGCAGCAGTCGTGTAACGAACTACATCATACGATACTGTATCAAATGTTGCAACCATAACTCTCGTATCAGGTGGCAAATTATTCACGTACCCGTTGATAGAACCCAATGCTTCATTCCATTGTGATTCCATTGATGCAGATCTATCT